AAACAAACTGCATGGGATGTGGCAAAAGAAGTAATACACCACATTGAGATGATGTATCCCGAAGCGATTAAAGCCACTTCCTCAACATTCAAATTGTCTGTTAGAAATTGCATTTACAACGAAATCATGGCGGCGGCTCAGGTGGAGAACTGGGTAGACGCTCTGGCACGGCTAGATACTCGCAAACAACAGCGACGATACATAAAAGCCCTAAGCAAGATCAAGAGAATCGAGGTTCAACCATGACACTACGCGAACGGATTGAAACGCTCCGGGACCAGTACGCCAAAATGCAGGGTCGGCAACCCCTCGCCAGTGAAGCCTTTGTAGTACTGGGACTGGTAGTAAAAGAGATGGCTGAGGCGTTGGAGCAGTGCCACGACTCAGAACCTGGATGGATGCTGTTTACCGCAACACAGACTTATCGATTCATCGGCAAGCAAGAGCCTCCGCGCATCGAAGGCGAAACTGGACGTGTTCGCTGGTCCGCTACCGCCCAAAGCAACCATAACGATGTGGTACGCGCAGCAACCTTGGAAGATTAACTTGACACTGAAAACTGTTTTCGTATGATGCAAATGGGAAAAAGTCTCTGCTAGGGGAGCGGTTCCCACCGAGCCTGCTCGGACACGCCGCTCCTTCTAGCTGAGCTTTCTGTGTCCGAGGAGCCAATGGAAGAAAACCGTTTACGCATTCGCAACTGGAAAACTTTCCAACATTATTCCTACCGCAAGCCACCCTGGATAAAACTCTACCGCGAACTTCTTGACGATAAAGAGTGGCACGCCCTGTCCGGCGAGTCGGCCAAAGGGCTAATTATGCTCTGGCTCATCGCCTCAGAGGCAGATGGCTATCTTCCTGATAGCGCCACGCTAGCATTCCGCTTGCGTATCTCAGAGAATCGTGTAATTGCTTTGTTATCAGACTGTTGCCATTTCTTTGAAGGTGATGCTAGCAACATGCTAGCAGAGTGCTATCAACATGCTACACCAGAGAAGAGTAGAGACAGAGTAAGAGAAGAGAAAATCTCTCCCCCAAAAGAAGCCGCGCCTAAAAACGGCGCTGGAGAGAAAGAACCTTCCTCTGAGTTCAAAACCTTCTGGGAGAACTACCCTCGCTGCGAAGGAAAGAAAGCCGCTCGTATAGTGTGGGAACGGAAAAAGCTAAACCCCTTCCTAGGAGAGATTCTCTCTGGCCTTTCGGTCTGGCGAGCTCGGCGCGAGCCGCAGTACATGCCTTACGCCCAAGGCTGGCTAAACCAAGAGGCTTGGAAAGAGACACCTTTGCTTAACAGGAACGGGTCTAAGCCTTTCGCTGACGCCGCGGTGGGCCACTACGAAGGCGGCACCGGAGAGCACGCCTCGCCAGAACGCGTACAGGAAGTGCTGGCTATGATTGAACGGCAGCGAGCGCAGAAGAATCCACAGTAATGGTACTTTTTAGTTGAAAATACATCTTGACACATTTGTATTGATTCTGATACTTTCATCGCATGGCAAAGAAACCAACCTTCGACCCTGACAAAACCATATCCGTAAGACTTTCCGAGCGCCGCTACAACCTGTTGAGGGAGGACGCCAAGAAGAACGGGCACTCTCTCACTTGGTTGCTGGCGTTCATTGTTGATCTGTACTACCAGGAGAAAGAAAAGCCATGAGCACAGTCGGAATTGAACTAACGGAAGCGCAGAGAGCCATAGAAGTAATGAAAGGCGCTGGCAGAGTTCTTGATGGTTTGAAGCGTAGATTGGAAGAAACGCAATTGCATCTCGTAATTCTCACCGACTATTTGGAAAAGCATGGACTATGCCGCTGCGAGAATAACGGAGATTATTGCGAATTCCACGAAATGCTCTTTAACGCCAAGCAAGCTCTGAAAGGCAAGTCATGAGCATCCGTACCAGTGACCGATTCTGGAGCAAGGTTCAGAAAACGGACGGTTGCTGGCAATGGACAGCCTATATTGACGCTTTGGGTTATGGTCGTATGTCTTTTAAGGGAGAGCATTGGAAGGTGCATAGGTTTTCTTGGTTTTTAGCTCATGGACGTATACCGCGCAGTTTGGATGTTCTTCACACTTGTGACAATCGCTCTTGCGTTAATCCAAATCACCTGTTTCTAGGGACTCAGCAAGATAACATTCAGGACATGATTAAGAAGGGTAGAAACAAGAATCCAATTCCCCGCTATGGGGAAAAGAACAACCAAGCCAGACTAACGGTTAAACAGGTAAAAGAGATACGAGAACGGTACAAATATGGGAATGGCTATGTTTTGGCAAGAGAATTTGGGGTAAGCCGAATGACAATTACAAGAACGGTGCAAAGGCAGTGCTGGAGGAATGTATGAGCGCGACACAACCAAGTCTATTACCAAAAGAGCCAGAAGCTCCCAAGCGTTCTCTAGTCCGCAAACTGTCAGAGGTTATGACGGCAGTAGGCTGGATTGAAAAGACCGGTTTCAATGAGTTTCACAAATACCAATATGCTCAGGAAGCAGATCTGGTAAATGCTCTACGAGGGGAACTGTCCAAGCGCCAAGTATTCATCTTCCCAAGCGTGAAGACCTGCGAGCGCAGTGTACTTGAAGTCGAGACAATGAAGTGGGACGACTCTCAGAAGCGCAAGGTTCCTACCGTCCGCAAAACACAATTGACCGAAATTGCCGTGGATTGGACGTTCGTAGATGGGGAATCGGGCGAGGAGCGCACTATCACAGTGCATGGCGTGGGCGAAGATAACGTGGACAAGGGCTTCTATAAAGCCTTCACGGGTTCCGAGAAGTACATGCTGATGAAGTCTTTCTTGATTCCTACGGGCGATGATCCAGAAAAAGACAGCAAGGAAGATGCCCAGGAAGCGAAGCTAAGTGGCAAGGAAGCCGCCCAGGCCGTCGCCAAGGAAAAGATAAGCCAAGCAGCCAAAGCCGGCAATAAGACCGCTCAGGCAGCCCAGAAACGCGAAGAAAAGGCATCTAGCGCAAAGGTCTCGACGCTCTTTTACAGCTATCCCAGCAGCCACAACGGTCATTTTGCCGAGTGGTTGAACATTCCAGCTTACATTTGGGGCAATCAGGACAAGGAAGACGATCTGCGGCTGGTATTCTCGGCTCACGGCGCCAAGAAGGCCAAAGACGGCTCAGTCCTTGTTCCACAGGAGCGCATGGAAGGTTTGCTGACGGTGCTGGCTGGCGATTATGGCGTAGCGATCGAGGAGCTAAAACCCCGATGAGCACAACAACCCAGCTCAAGCTAAAAGGCATGGGCCTAGCCGCTGCCAAGCACAAAGACACTTTAGCGGCAGCGAGGCTTCTAGCGCAGTTTATCGGCGGGAAGCAGGAAACTGTCAGCATCAATGACATACGCGCTTATTTCGGTCCTGATGCGCTCCAGCAGGCATCTGGCAGCGTGTTCCTGACCGAAGAATGGGACCAAGTGGGCTTTGAGAAGGCTACGCACGAAGCCAGCCATGCTCGCTGGGTAATGAAATGGAGATTGCGCCGTGCCTGAGTGGAGAGAGGAAAAGGAACGGCTCCGTTGGCTCATCAAGGAAGGCAAGCTAACGGACGATATGAAGGTGAAGATTGTCATTCCTTCGCTCGACGCCCGTTCGCGCATGGAGAACAGGGAGAAAAAGAAGCGGGTTTGCTGGAACACAGATGAACATAACTACAGCGAATTTGCAGCGATACGGGAAGCGTGGCTGACGCAGGTACTAGAACACAATCCGACGCTGTTTGGCCATGCGGTAGTGGAAGCGATGAGGACTTTTGATGTAAAGGGATGGGCAGAGGAACAAGGACATGGAACAACAGAAGGAACCTAACTGGAGCTATCTATTCTGGCAAATAGTCATCGCGGGATGCTATGAGCGCAGAAGGAATCAATGCGAACTTCCCGATGATGAGTACTATATCGAGCAATGGGAGAAAGCTAGAGATGCAGAACAGGCACGAAAAAGCAGTTAGAGGCTATGTGGAAGCCGACAGCCGAGTGCGTTTTGATGGCAGCGAGACGCTTGTGGGCAAAGATTGGAAGAAGCGCAAGCAGGAGCTGTGGAACAGGGCTGGCGGGAGATGTGAGCAACTTGTGGACATATCTCTGACCATGATTCCAGTCAGGTGTCGCACCGAGGGCCATGATCCCCACCATATTATCCCTCGCAGCAAGGGCCGCGACGATAGGCTAGAGAATTTGCAGCTACTGTGCCGTCTGCACCACGATTTACTGGACTGGAAGAAGCTGAAAGGACGCGATGAAAAACGAACTGATCTCTGAAGCCTCAAAGCTGGGGAAGGTCAAAAAGAAGATGCGCGATGGGCGAATCCGCTGCGACAACTTCCGGCCGGTGGACCTTCCCAAAGGGCTTGAAGTGAGCCTCCGCACCCTTCTAAGGAGCCTGCCCAAGTGACCGAATTTTGGACAGTGTGCAAATGGCCGCGCTGGAGACAGTGGCTCTATTGGAAGTTCTGGTGGCCTATGCAAGCTTGGCGTGTGGAAAGGAAGATGAGAAAGCCATGACGCGCAGAGAAAAGACGCTCCGGCAACGCATGTACCGCAAACTAGGCGGCTGCTACCGCCCGCACAACTATCTCTGGCTCCTGGTAGTAGGCGTGTACCTTCCGCTGCTGCCGCGCAAGCGCTGGAAGAGGCAAATTCTATGAGATTACTGGACCTGTTCTGCGGGAGATGGGGCTGGAGCCGAGCGTTCGCGGCGCGGGGCTGGGAGTGTACTGGCGTTGATTTGATACAACCTCCTGAGATTCCGAAGGGATTCCAGTTCTTGAAGCATGATGTATTAGAAATCCAAGATGGGACTTGGCTAAAGACTTTTGACTTTATCGTAGCCAGCAGCCCATGCGAGGAGTTCTCTGTTCATGGAATGAAGCACTTTAACCCAAATCCGAAATATCCAGGCTTGGGCATCAAGTTGTTCAATCATACCCGCCAACTATGCGAGGCGGCCGGCGTGCCCTATGTGATGGAAAACGTGCGAGCGGCGCAACAATTCGTTGGCAACGCGGTGCATCACTGCGGGCCGTTCTACCTGTGGGGCAATGCAGTGCCGCCGCTGCTCCATCGCGGAATCAAAAAGGGGATGGACACTGCCGGCTCTCTGAGCGCAAATGGAGCGACTAGGGATGAAATCCGCGCATACATGAAAGCTAATAACCTAAGTGGGGCTTTTAATTCTAAGTCAAAAGAGCGCAAGGAAATTTCAGCAAAAAACGCCACCATCCCGCCAGAACTGTCCAACTGCGTTGCTGATTACGCAGAACGTCTGCTGGAGCAAAGAAAATGCGGATAAAGAGGCAAATACGGTGAAGCGAAGCCCCGCCGAGCTATTGATGAGCATCCATCTCAAGGAATTAAAACTTCCTTTTCAGGCCGAGTATCGTTTTCGCGCTGACCGCAAGTGGAGATTCGATTTCTTGCTGACGGAGAGCAACATAGCCCTGGAAATTGACGGTTACTTCAAGGGGAGACACGGCGCCGGATGGGGCGCTGACAACGAAAAGCGACGCACGGCAACGCTGATGGGCTACAGAGTTTTGGTCTACAGCACCAAAGAAGTTCTGACAGGCAAGGCCAAGGAAGAACTAGCGGGGTATCTGAAGCCATGATCCGTTTCAGCGGAGACGCCATAGAAAATCGCGATATAGGCAAGTTCATTCTGTGGGCCTTGTTCTGGACTGGCGTAGTGGTATGGGGCTTGACGCTGCAAGGCTGTGGAAAGCATATCGGTGACATTCGGGAATGCAACTGTAGCTCTACATCGTGCAATAGACCTCTACCTGGAGAGCCAACTCAATGATTATGGTGCTCTGGATAATTATAGCTGTTCTAGTGATTTCATTGATTGCAGTGATTACAGAGATACGCAAACAAAAATAAAAGGAGACTAAATGAGCTTTGGTTCGTTTCTGAAAAACGCAGGGAAGTTGCTGGCGAACGTAGCGGCGGTAGAGGCTGGACTCGAGCCTATCTTCAAAGGGGCACTCCCAGCTTCGGCTGGTCCGACGCTCGATAAAATCGATCTGGTGTTCAAGCAAGTCGTAGCGGTGGAGGGAATGTTCGCAGCGGCTTATCCTGGCCAGCAGACAGGGCCACAGAAGCTAGTGGCTGCGGCTGCGCTCATCGGGCCAGTGCTCCAGAGCGTCGATACGATTCGCGGAAAATCCATCGCCAACGAAGCGGCTTATACGGCTGCGGTGCAGAAGATTGCGGGTGGAATCGCTGACTTGCTGAATACGCTGAACGACAAGCCGTCCAATGCTACGGTTGCAGGTTCTGTCATCGCAGCCGGCACGGCAGCGGCTGGTGTAACGCTTCCAAAGCCGTGATTTCTCTTGTAGTAGAAACAAATTCATGCAAATCTCGTTCGATTGAGGGTGTCGGGAATGCCTGATCACGGACACGAAGAACACGGTGAACGCGCCGAAGTCCATCAACTCTGGCGCATTGCCGAAGGAATCGAAAAGATTGAAAAGCATCTGGCGTGCATCTGCAAGGCGCTACAGCCACCCCCAGCCACCGATTTTCAGCTAATTCAAGGAGAAAAAATGGGAGCAATCACAGGAGTACAGGTAGGTTCGAGCGATTTCTTTACGGCACTTCTGGTTCCAGCCAATGCCGCACCTCTGCAGTCTGGTCCAGTGTTCAGCGTGACCGATTCTTTGGTTACCCTGACTCCGGATTCGACCAATACGTTCAAGGTCACTGCTGCGGTGGATGCAAGTGACACCAATCTATCTTTCGATCTGAAGGTGGATGGCGTCAACAGTTTGGGCGCGGCAATCAGTCATACTTTCACCATTCCGATTCTGCAAGCGCCGCCTCCGGCTGCTGTGGATTTTGATCTTTCACAGGGAGCTTGATGGGAAAGGTAACCGGAATATCGGCAGGTTCAAGCGATTTGTTCACGGCCAGTTTGGTTCCGTTCTACTCGTCGCCATTGCATTCTGGTCCGGTGTTCCGTGTTACTGATCCTCATGTAAAGTTGAGCAAAACCAGTGACCCGTTTCGAGTAATTCTAACGGTAGCTGAAAACAGTACTGCTCCATCTTTCGATTTGACTGTTTCAGGACACAGTGCAGATAAGATTAGTAACGTGTTTGCGATTCCGATTTTGCGATAAGAGTTTGGCCGCAGCCTGAGCGCCAAAACAGGGCCGTGTACCGTTCCTCCGAGGGAATAACTTCACGGCCCCACGAATTTCTTGTGTTAAATCCATCCTAGGGGGCAATTGAAGACACCACGTGCGGAAGGGGAGAGCAGACTAAATGGGTCATCCATTCTCCCCTTAAACTCTTATGCAAATGAGACTTCAGCGGTTGACATTCACCGACAAGAGCACCATTGGCGAACTGTATGTCAATGGCGACAAGCTCTGCTACACCCTTGAGTTGCCGATTAAAGACGCCCTGCCAGGATCTGCCATTCCACAGGGCATCTATCCGGTAACGAATCGCTATTCGCCTCGCTTCGGCCGCAATGTACCTCACGTAGACGACATTCCGAATCGCTCTGATATATTGATTCACTGGGGAAACTATCCTACCGATACGGAAGGCTGCATCCTAGTAGGCATGACAGCAGCGCAGGACTTCATAGGCGAGAGCCGCAAAGCGTTTGATGAGCTATTCTCAATCTTCGGACTGGCTCTGTCCGTAGGCGAGATTTGCATGCTAGAGGTTATTGGTGGACAACTGTTTGCCGCCTAGCTACTTAGTTGGTCCAGAGGATTTCAGATAGCCGTAGAGAATCCCCAATAGGGAAGAAATAGCTCCTACGAGCATCTGCCGCCCTGCTTCCTGCGGCGTATGGCCAGTTATCAGCAAGATTATCGAAACAGCAGCAAGAAATAAGAGCATGAACAGAAGCACTACTAGCTTGCCGCCATCCGTCTCAAGCGACTTGAGAAATCCATCCCAGGCCATCAGTGTGGACCCAGGCGAATGTTCCACCAGCTCCCTGGTGACCACATATAAATCAGCCAGAGAATAATTCCGATGATGGCCACAGCCATGATTATTTTCTTGAATGCAGGAGCCAAATAAGTATCCGGCACCTGAGTCTGAATCAAGGTTACTATCACTCCGACGAACAGAATGATTAGAATCACCAAAATAATAGGCATAATTCCTCCTTTTTAGTCTTCCTTGAACAAAGCAACCAATTTAAACCGTTCTATTCTGTCATCGGTCTGCGCGATAATCGTCATCTGAACTGTATGCAGCTTTCTGGTTTTACGTCCCAATCCGTTCAGATCGGTTCGTAACTGTTTCACTTCATTGCGCAGAATACCAGCAGCAAAAATACCCCCCACCACGAAGGTAATAGCTCCTATCCATTCAGCGCTCATAAGCGGTGAGTGGCCGGCATCTGCAACTGGCAGAGATAAATCATCCTGACCAACTCAGACCGCCGCGTAGCCTTGCCTCCAGTAATCTTCTCAAACTCATCCAGTCTGGCGCGGAGTATTATCTCCTGCACATAAGGGCGAAGTACTTCCCTCAAGTCGGCAACATCAGGGGCTCTCGGTCCATGACCCGTTTGATGGTAACGATCCTCAAATTTAGTAGCGACAAGGACAGCGACAGCGGCAAGCCTTCCTTCGGGAGTATCTTCATTGAGTATTTTCCCGTCGCTCACGCTATCCTCAGACTTTGGGAGGATTATCTTCTACCTGTGTCTTGGCTACTGAAATCGCTTCTTTAGCCTTGTCCGTGGCTTCGGCAGCAACCTGTAACGTTTGTTGCAACTGGTCTGGTGCTCCGTGCAGTTGCAGGAATTCAAACATTCGGTAACCACCTTGAAACAGGAACATCACACCCATCAGCTTCATGGTGTTGCCTATGCTGTTAGAGAGATTGAATGTACCTGGAGCAATGCCGATACTGGTCAGGCCAGACACCATCGCAGCCGAGCCTCCGCTGATGAATGATCGGAAAATGCCCAGCATCCAGGTTGACCAATCATATGCGCGTGCGTTTACGACAGCAGTTAGTGTCATTTTTCTCCTTATAGCCTACGACTGCTCCAACTCTAAGTACCTTACGTCCCGTTGCTTGGCCCGTAAGAGTGACTGTGCGAGGAGAGCCAAAAGCCGTATCTGTAAACACCAGATTTGCCGTTTTGCTGCCATTGGAAGTGGGGCTAAACGTCACGCTAACCGTGCATTGCGTTGCAGTGGCTTGTGTCCCTCCGCAAGTTGTAGTTTTGCTGAATTCACTGGCATTCGTTCCAGTTATGGTTATGCCTAGCGTTACCGTCGAACCGCTGTTGTTGGAGTATGTCACGACCTGAGCAGCACTCGATTTGTTCTTATTGATATTCCCGAAATTGAGAGCGGCAGGCGAGATAATCACTGGCGCCATGCCGGTTCCAGTCATAACCACGCAGTCCGGAGAATCAGGCGAATTGCTGCTCACGCAAGCCGTAGCCGTTTCAGTCGTTGTCGTTGTCGGCGTGAAAGCTATCATGACAGTGCAATTAGCTCCAGGAGCGACCACAAGGCTATTGGTGCAAGTTGTAGCTCCATCTATGGCGAAATCAGCCGCATTAGCACCTGAGACAGTTACAGCGTTTGAGCTGAACAAGATAAGGTTAGCGGTCCCGCTATTCATTACCGTAAATGGGCTCTTGTTAGTGGTTCCTTCAGAAACAGGGTTCAAGAAAACGAGATTTGCCGGAGAGATATTCACTGCCGGCGCTAAGGCGATGACCGTACCAGTTGCTTGGGTTGAGTTGGCGCTGGTTCCAGCCGAGTTAGACGATGCCACTACATAGAAATAGGTTCCCGCAGATAGGCTGGTATCGGCATAAGTGGTCGTAGTTGGCGAGGCTATTGTGGTATACGGACCACCGCTCACCGTTGCGCGGCGAACCACGTAATTAACAACCGTTCCCGTTGAAGCGTTCCAGGAAAGGTTAATAGTCGAGCCCGATACCGCCGCAGTGAGGCCCGTAGGCACACTGGGAATGGATATAGCGTTGGTTCCCGCTCCCGTGAGTATGTCTGATCCGTTTACCGTCCCTGTTACGCTCAAAGTGCCAGAATAACTGGTGACAGCCGTAGGAGTGAATTTAGCCAGAACTGTACAACTTGTGGAGACTGCAATCGTTCCGCTGGCAGCGCATTGCCCACTTAGTCCGGTATTGCCATTGGTGAACACGCTGGGCGAAATGGCGATGCTCGAGTAAGTCTCTGTCGCAGTTCCCACGTTAGATACGGTGATCGTCTTGGTTCCAGTGGTTCCAGTGTTCTGGTTACCGAATGCCGCAGGGCTAGGGCTAAACGAAAGCAATGGAGCAGTAGTACCTGTAGATTGAATAGCTCCAATGTCCCAATTTCCAACTGATGGCCGTGCGTTGCCATTTAAATCCGTCTGGAGATAGGTAAGTGTCGCAAAGAGATTTAGCCCTTTATTCTTAGCGCAAGCATCTCCAGTAACCGGAGTGGCGTTGTTGGGGAAAGCCCCACCAATGAATCCGACATTGCAATTATTTCCATTCGTCTCACGGGCAGGAGACAGTCCATGCAACCCAGTCAGAGTGTAATCCCCTCCGAAGACATGAGCGATAGTGGGGTAATTCAAGCTAGTCGTTGCGTACGTATCATAATCCCAAGAAGTAGACGAGGTGTACGATGCTATGCTTCCCGTGTACACTGGCACAAATGAATTTCCGCAGCATAGGTTGGTAACGCCAAAGATATTGTTGAGCACCGTGAGGTTAGTTACGGTTCCGCGACCACTGGAAATATTATAGCCGCCCGAATTGAGAAATGTGTTGTTGGCTATGACGATATCGTTCCACGTAGCGTTACCGCTTCCATCCCCCTCAGCGTCAACGTTGCAGCCTCCAAATCCATTTGGAGAATCTAAAACGTTGTTATAAACCCTGATATGACCATTTGTGCTCCCCGGAGCGGCGTTATCCAGATAGCAGTTCTGGTCGTTGGAGCCATGAACGTAGTTACTATATAGAGCGCAGTATTGAGCAGACTGGCATTGAATAGAGTCGGAATGTCCTGAACCGCTTACTCCGGAAACTTCATTGTGATAGATAGATGCATTGTTTCCTACATCAATTCCATCTTCAAATAGATATTGGATAAAGTTGTCGTGGATCAGGGTATTGGTGAAGGTTGTTCCGTTCAACGGCGGGAACGATTTAATGCCCGTAGCGCAATACTGTTTCTGGGTATTGACGTGGTTAGGGTAGCATATAGTGGTTCCACCGCTAGTTGGCGCAGGGCCATGCACCCAGTTGTAACCAATTTCAAGAATGGCACTGGAACCTTGAGTACCCAAACTTCCAGCGTAAAATCCACCCGTATAATCAGTAGTTCCTGTGATTCCCGTTCCAAGGCATTCGATATGGAGAGCCTTCACATCATGCTCGCCGTTATTCATGTAGCTACAGTACTTATCGACGCCAAGGTTGATAACGCGAATACCATAGGTAGTACTGCCGCCGAAGGCTGCGTTTCCAATTATACCGTCCACAGTGACATAGGCTTGACCGTTAAAATTAATTCCCGAACTCGACCCCTGAGTGTCAATGATTGAAGTTCCACCTCCACTGACTGAGACACGAACGACATTGCCAAGGGTGCCGGAAGATCCAATGGTCAATTGCCCTGTATAGGTGTCACCAGAAACCAGAAAGAGAGTGTCGCCGGCATGTACCGAGCCCCATACGATGCTAGATAATCCGCGCCATCCTCCTACTCCACCAGGACTGCCGGCACAAGCTGCGGAAGTGCCATCGCCGTTGTTGGCACAAGTGGTAGCCGAGCGCACAAACCAGTTCGTAGCGTTAGCCGCTGAAGCGCAGAATAAGAGGCCCATTGCTAGAAACAGACGTTTCATAGGATTTGTCCTTTATGCCGCGTTGCTGTTGCTGGTGGAGATGAAATTCCCATAGAAAGAGTGGCGATGATTGGCCGAACGCTGCCCGATGACATAGCACAACTGGTTGTATTGCTTCCAGCGGCAGTGGTAAGAATGGATTGCGTTAGCTGTTGGTCCGAGGCAGCGAAGGAAGTATCTATGTCAGTTCCGCTAGCAATTTGCAATTCACTACTATTGGGAACAAGAGGATTGGTGATAGCGTCGAAGCAAACTGTGAAAGTCTGCTCATTATTTGCGGCTGTAGTATAGGAAGTAGTCAAAGCCAATGCGGAGGTTTCTGAGCCTGCGTCCAATACGCCTGTCAATCCAACCCATTCAGCGGCTTGTATAAATAGACCTGTCTGGCCCAGCCCACCATGCATGTTTATGCCTACACTATAGGTGGACTGATTGGTGACTTGCGAGGCGATACACAAACCAGCTTGTACGTTTATGCCTGCATAAACGTGAGGAACATTGCGAGCGTTTATCGGGCAATTACAACCCAGACCAAGGCAAATTGAAATATCAGTAGGATCGAAAGCGTCCGAGAATCCGTACACAATTATATTGTTTGCGGTATAATTATGAAGCGCACACGTTGGCCCTGTTCGCGTAGTATCTGGATATGCGTAATAGCAACTTTGTAGTTTATAGACTGATGGCTTTGTAGGAGCATTTTGGGTGAATGCCATCGCCACAATGGAAGGCAGTGGAAAAGGAACTGACTCGTCATATTGAGCTGTAACACTTCCAGCACCGCCTGTTATCTGTGACCATGAAGCAAATTTAATAGTCTGAGAACCAGTACCCTCTGTACTTCCCCACTGCTCTTGAGAAAATCCACTGTGAGGCGTAAGGTCATTAGCGAGGTCGGCCCCTCCCACATCCAGCCACTCGCTTGCATTAGCTGTAGTAAGGGAGCACGAAGCGGCGCCAGCAGTGCAATTCGTGTCGAACGCAACCAGTCCGACTTTCTCTCTGGCTCCTACCCATAAAACGCGGTTGAATCCCCCAGAGGATGTTGCGGTGATGGTAAAGATTGCATGATTGGAAGCGGGGAATAGATAACATCCAGTTGTCTGCCAGCCATTTGTGGCATTGACGCCATTAAAACAAGCAGTTGGAGTTTCCGGCGAACTGGTTATGGAGATAGTGGTAGCCGCACCAGAAGCGTACATAATGACGGCACGTCCAGCAACTGTGTTCGCCATCGTGCAGGATACACTTGTGATTCCTGCGGCATTCTGGCGTGGAGAACCACACTCATTGGAGGTGTATGGTCCATTCGGAGCATTAACTTCTTTGTAAGCGATGGCCACCAGACTGATTACAGAGGTTCCTATGACGCAGGTTCCAGAGTTCGCAAAACTTGGAGTTTCACTGCCAGCGGCGCCAGCGGTTTTGGATTCTATTGAAAAGGCATTCGATAGTGAATAATCTATCTTCGTGTAGCCACTTCCAGCAGTAAATCCATTGCTGGCTTGAGCGCAAACTGCGGCGCCAACAATCAAATCTCCCGCTTTAGTTGTAGTGAAAGCCGTGCCATTTTGAGGATTGGCGTTAGTGCTCGATACCCAGCAAGAAGGCGTCGATGAGCACGTTGCGTCAAAATCTGCCGAACCCAAAGTGGAAGTAAATTGTGTGATGTAGATAAACCCGAAAGTCACTGATCCGCTCAAAGTCACGGTAAACGTATCGCAAGCCGAGCCAGTGGATATCGTGTCAAAGACAAGTACCCGATAATTATTGATTGCCGTTGCGGTATCGGCGCGTGCAGTCCATACGTATCCATTGGAATCTGCAAATGTTCCCGTTCGCGCTCCGGCACTTTGGTAATAACTGACAATTGCTACGATGAGAGTTCCTGGAGCGGCGCAATGCGCGGGAGGAGAAGTGCAAGTGCCGACTCCAGAAGCGGAAAATCCTTGACTGCAGGTGAAACCGGCTGGAGGAGTACCCACGGCAATATCCTTCGTCCACGTCGCTTGCGCGGGATATGGAACGAAGGAAAGAAACAAGAGAACCAATAAAATTACTCTGCGCAAGAAAGCACCCCGTTCACGAATTTGGCGGTAGCGACTACGGTTACATTCATGGCCATGATGTCGTTGGCAGTGACCGTAGTTGTTGTGAAGTCACCCAAGGAAGTGGAATGTATCGCTGTACCGCTCGATATGCCTACACCACTGGTGTTGATTGAATTGCCGCTGGTCGGAATGGCTGTTCCTGTGGCTATCTTCCAGAACTTGACCGTGATGGTTCCAGCATCGATATTCAGATTGTAGGCATCAATTGTGCAGGCGAATGGCACGGTGATGTAATCAGTCGTCGTACTTGCAGCTGTTAGCGCTGAACCGGCCGGATCGCCAACTGTGAAGCTGATACCGTGCTTGCTGTGCAGTGTAGGCGAGGCTGAAGTACCGCCTAATCCACCTGCCAATTGAACTAAACCAGCCTGTCCAGTAGTCGCTAGAGGCACTTCCACGCTCAAACTATCTGTTAGGCCAGAACTGCTGGTTTGCCAGACTAGGTTCTGATTATTGGCACCTGCGGCTGGAGTCGTAGCATTGAAATTCTTAATAGTTTTGCTTGTCGCTGTTCCATTTACATTAATTTGGACGTTTCTCCCAATAGCCGAGGAGTTTAATTCGGAACCAGTTAGATTGCGGATAATGGCAGCCGTTCCAGCGCCTGCATTTCCAGAAAATATGTAGTAATACACTTGCCCATTGGTGGGCTTAGTCGTTCCAACATCCGTTAAATCTCCGTTTATGCTGGTGGATACTTGGGCATAGTGACCAGCAGTGGCGCCATTGTCCATGATGACTGAGCAAAAGCCGATGATGCAGATGCCCGTCGAGCCTGTAGTACCAGGAGTAGCACCATTGGCTGCTACCGCTACACCAATAGGCTCATCCGTAGTGGAAGATGCGAATGGACAAATGATGGCTTTTCCTGTCCCATCATCGCAGGCCATCTTATTGACTGTAGTTCCAGTAACAGCATTGTTTACAGCCCACCAGAGATATGCGCCAAGATTGTTAACATCGAATCCCTTATCACAACGCACCGCATGCGTTCCATCATCCAATTCACAGCCATTGCCTACCGTTGCTGCACCAGTCCACTTGGTTACGTTGTTGGCTGTACCGGCGCCCGTAATCGTTCCACCGCCACCACCAGCCGCTGCTATCGAGATGGCATAAGCCGCTGGAGTTAGCGTGATGTTTGTGCTGGCAGTCAGCGGGACAGGAGAACAGCGGTCATAGTACGTTCCTGGTGCCGTAGGATCTGAGAAAATGGAACAACCAATTCCCTGCGATATGGTTAACGTATTTGAACCAGTTGAGAAGAAAGTAGAAGTAGTGGCTGTGATCGTTGCCAGCCCCGCTCCATCATTCTTGATGAAAGTGAACCAGTTTCCATCAAAAGAAGTGGCCTCACTGGCTTGAGGAAGTGATAGGGCTTTAGCGCCAACAGCGGTCAAATAAAGAATCTCTCCTCGCTCTGTTCCATCGAAAGTATAAGAAGTAGCACTGACGACAATCGGAGGTACGCCAGGAGTGCAGTTTACGAATGTTGGAGGAACTGCCGTGCTGTCCCAGCAGATCGTATCGCCCTCCTGAATATTGGTGATTTGCGCTGTGATTACTGTTCCACCGCTGGAAGATGATGGAGGCCCAAGGTCAATCAGCGTCCATTTACCGCCAGAGAGCAGGAATCCAGCAATGTCTCCACTCGTAACGCCACTTGGCACAAATGAAGGGATGATGCTATCGGCGCCTTGATTGCCATGATAATTCAAGCCTGTAGTGTCAAAGCACAGTTGGCCGCTAGAAGTTGCCGTACAGCCAGCTATTAATGGAACTGTCATTCCCGAAGTCTCGCCTGATAGGTCAAGGCCAGGACCACCACCGAAAGATAGTGCGGCATTGCCTTGATTGAAGCTCTTATTGGTGTTCTGGTCCGTTACTTGGTCGAGTCGTGGGAATCCAGGTGCTGGTGGAGGGCCAGAATTGGTACTGCCCTGAGAGGTGTAAGTCAGCCCATCATTCCAAATGTCTGCGCCTTGCCCTGGTTGCAGAACTAGATTTGCTGCGCCATTGATTGTACTGGTGGAAGTGATTGTTACATTTCCAGCGCCGATATTCTTGACGCTGAACATGATTCCTGGGCCTGAGCATTGATCGCTGGCTGCAAAAAGCGTAGCCGCTACCGCGCCTCCATTGTTGAAAGTGACTAGCTTCGTGGCATCGGTGCAGACAAATGTGTAAGTCGTTCCGGTCTGGGCGTTGACGCCAGAAAGCATACGAGCCGTATTGGTCTGCGCTTGAGTACTGACTGCAAAGAAAAAGGCTAGGAATAGCAGCTTCTTTTTCAAGGATGGACTCCAGTGCAGTTGATCTGCGTCCAATGGATAGGCGAAGAACCTATAGTCACAGTTCTAACTGCTACGGATACCGTATTCTGCGAGGCAATTTGAAGATTGGCTCTACCAGTTGTCGGGTTTCCACCGTCCACAGCCGTCACTCCGCTGCAAGTCACCGAATAATTGGCATCTGCAAACACTACAGGCCATGCAATCGAATTGTCGCAAGTATCAAACGTAGAGCCACCAGTCGTGCAAGGCGTGCCTGTAACCACACATCCCACAGCACAATAGGTCACTGCTTGAATTTTGCTGGCTCCGATGCTGCAACTAAGCGTAGTCAAGCCGGAATTGGCATCCAGGCAAACATTAGTTCCAGCCCCTCCGGTAATCATGCCTGCCGTCATTAAATGATTGTCTGAGCCTTGCGTAGCGACTTGCGGAGTGCCGCCTGCGAGCGTGAAGCTATTCGCCAGCAACGTAGTGACTGAAGCCGTGTTAGGCGTGGTTGAGCCTAGAGGGCAGGGAATCGCCCATGTGCAGCCATTGAGCAAACCTGCATTCAGATTGTTGACTTGCGTGGTGCTCGAGATGACGAAAGGAGGCGTGCCTGTTGCCAGCGTCGAAGTGATCTGGCCGCTAAACGTTCCCGTAGTCGAGGAAAAGCCGTTACTAAAACTAGGTACACCAGAAAATACAGGAGTCCCAGTAAACGTTCCACTTAATATACCTCCACCACTCATGTTGTTGGGGCCTGAGGAAGTGAAGCCGGAGTTGAATGTCACGCTGGAATTGAAGATTGCCGTATTATTCCATGTATTCGTACCAGTCCAGATGTTGTTCAAGCCGAGCAGTGTGTTGTTCGCTGAACTGATGTTGTCTTCGCTCCAGATTGTTACGCCTACTGAGTTTTGCAGGATCAGTTTGTATGCTACGCCAGTCAGCCAGACATTCGCTCGCCCTGCTGCATCGAGCACAACAGGATTGGTGTTTGGAATTACACCAAGCGAATCCTGATAGGTGACTAGAGGCGTAGTGGTTCCCGCCTGGTAGGTGAATAGCTTGCCACCAGTGAGAGGATGACCGTTGTTGTCGAAGAACTGGCTCTTGGTCCACGGCATGAGCGCGACTTGGCCATAGACCGGAAGCGCAAACAGCAAAGCCAGTAGCAGAAGTAGTTTCTTCATTGTTCTCCTTCGTTCGCTGCTTGACCACTCAATGCCGAGGAGAATTCCGCTACTCGCGCATTCGCTGCTTTGAGGCTCAATCCGCTACGATTTAGTGCAATAGCCAGTCTTGATTTCACTTCAGGATGCTCAAATATCTGCTTCATAATTGCCGCCGCCATGCCTACATGGGCATTGCCTGTAACTGCTTCAGCCGCGCCTCCAGCTATGGGAGTGCCAATCCCTAGCAATTCCCGATTATTGATTCTCCCAAGGGCACGATTGATAGGTATTGCTAGGTCAAAAAGCTGTTTCTGCTGAGCGTTGAGGTTCTTTAGCTCTGGGAATTGGTTCTCTAGTTCTTCTTTCAGACCGCGAGCTAATGCCTTTTGCGCTTCAATAGATGCGCCCTTCAATTCACCAAAGGACTTTTCTCCTAATGCCTGATAGGTGCCGGTTTTGATTGCCTGTGCTTGCGTAGCGGGGATCTGGCCAGGATGAGTACCTGTAAACTCTTGCCCTACATCCGAGATTGTCCCCAAATCTCCCATTGGATTGACTTGCTGTGCCGCTCTTTGCATTACTGGATTCAGTCTGGAAGCTACTGCTTGCGTGCTGATAGGTGCATTGGGATTCCGAGCAATCGTAGCTTTGACTTGGTTCTGCAAATCAGCCAAGGATGAGGCAATCTTAGTTGCTCCTGCTTCCGATACCGGAATGCCTTTCTCTAAGCCAGTTTGCAGAATAGCTGCCCGTTCTGCCGGTTCTAGTGTGGTAGAAGGTTTCAGAGCGCTTTGATATAGACGCCGAGCTAAAACCTGATTTCCTCCTACAGATGGCCTTACTGCACCAAGTCCTGCTCCAGCGCCTGCCGCTTCCGCTCCACCTAATAGAGCCGATTCTGCTGCTTCGGGATTGCCTTGTAGTGCTGCTGGAGCGTTCTTTACCGCTGTGTAGCCACCATGAGCAATCAATCCCACGTCAACAGGAATTCCTGTTATAGGGTTAGTGTTCGCCGCCGCAATTGCACCGCTGGCCGCTAGAGCCTTGGGCGAAAATGAACCACTTACAAACTTAGCCGCCCGTGCCAGCAAGTCATAGTTAGCCGCTGACATTCCCTCTGAAGAATAGTCCTTTGGATTTTGACCTTGCGAGACTTTGCCAAGCCGCTCAACTTCTTTTTCGCCTGCTTTGCGTTGCGCCCAGTCCGATAGGCTGCCAGTTAGCTTCTGAATGGCTCCTAAACCACTTCGATCATAGACGGTATCCCAGAAAGTACTGGGCACTTCATGATCAGGCTGGCCACTGGGAGCTTCCACTTCAAACTTTGTTGCCTTATCTGGAGGCTCAATAGTGAATTGTGGTGCTACGGGGCTACCCATGAGCCTCCTTTCGAGACGGCTACCACCTGCCCATTGGCTTTCAATTTGTGGCCATCTTCTTTCGGTGCTGCTGGCGCTCCAGTTGGAACGCTAAAATTGGTTTGGGCAGGAGCATTCCCACCTCCACCTTGGAAGTATTCAGAACCAACGCCAGCCGGCGCCGCATGGGTAATGGAATTCTGGCGAATCTTGATGTTGGAGCGAGCCTGTTTTAACGCTTCATCGAATGTCTCTTTATTCCAATCGGAACTGAGATTCTTGGCTGCCAAACCCAATGAATGGTCAGTCGGGCTGTTACCGCCCATGTAGACATTGCCCAATTCAGCGGTAAGGTCAGCAATCTGGGCGTCAAGTGCCGTTGCTACTGCTCCGGTCCTGCCAGGAAGTTGTTTGCTTGCCGCGAGTGCGCCTTTATTGAGTATCTTGATTCCACTTGCTGGCCCTAATTGCTGCCATTCTGCATACAATCCTTCGATCTTATCCAGTGAATCGGAAGCCGTAGAAATAGCTTGCCGCAAACGAGTCTGCTGAGTTCCATTTAGGGTAGTTATATAGCGCTGAGTCGCTTTCCAGTCCGTTTCCATCTTGGCTAGAGGTACACCACGGCGTGCCAATTCTGCCCGTACTGGTCCAGCATTGCGGTAAAGCCCTTGTAGGGTAGGTGGCTGGTCTCCATTTTCAATAGCATCGGCAATATCCTTCGCGTCATTGCCAGTCATTATGTTGGTAACTGGCCGTGATTCCCGCTTGGATTGATCTAATCTCTTTAGGGCCGCATTGGCTACTGGATCGCCTTGAGCCGCTTTCAGCGCAAGCGCAGCTTCCGTAGGAATTTTCTCCGGTTTCTGCTCTTGCAACTTGTCTAAAGCGGTTTGAGCAGCCTTATCTCCACCTGCCGCTGCCAGTGCCAGTGATGCTTCCGTAGGATTCTTTTCAGACCGTGCCTCGGCTATCTTTCGCTCATTTTCCATTTTCTGCTGAGCCGGAGAAGCCGCTACCGCTGAATCTACAATCTGTTTGAATTGTTGCGGGTTAGAATCAATCATCTGCCGCATTTGCTGAATTTGAGGACTGTCTCCTAATGGATCAAGCAAACGATGGGCAACTCTTGGATCATAGTTGGCCTGTTGTATTGCATAACCCGCATGTCCAAAAAGGTCCGCTTGATCCTCTTGGAATTTCTGCATCTTAGACTTCATGTCCACCAAAGAAGTCTGATATTTGGTAACTCCTTCTAGGATTCCAGGGATAGCCGAGCCATGCCCTGAGAGTGTTAGGGCCTGTGAGAGCTTGTTTGTATCTATTTTCGGCTGTCCATTATCATCTGGAATTACAGAGTTTTTATAGGCATCATCCAGAGCTTTCTGTGTTTCTATCTGGCGTTTCTGAGCCTCCATTTGCATTTGCTGCATCTGCAATTCATTCTGCTGGCCTTGCAACTCTCCAGGGAATAGAGCATTCCTATTCTTCATGCCCTGGATTTGCTGCGCTTGCGCGATGTTAGTCGCGTAGTCGTTTATTTGTGGCTGACGGCCCATCAGGGCTACAAGTGGGATTCCCATAATTATCCTGGTTGCCCGTAATCTTCACTGCCAGGGAGTGCAAAATTGTTAGCACTCTTTCCATAGCCGCTTGCGCCACCGCCACCAAACGGATTCTGGGCCATGTACCCACCTAGGTTGTTGGCGATACCGCCTAGCGCCCCTTGCCATGCGTTGTTGGCGCCGATGATGCCGCTGGCTTGCGCTGCACCTTGGTTCTGGAGCGCTCCACCGATTTGCTGGCTTGCTGCGTTGTTGATTCCTGCGATATTACCGGCACCAGATTGGAGTAAGCCTCCCAAAGTAGAACCTGCTTGAGCACCCAATTGCGACACTCCTGCAAGTCGATTGTAGAGATTGCCTTGATTGGTGTTGTAGGTGTTGAAGTTGGTTCCATATGTTTGGAGTGCTCGGTTGTAGACATTGCCGTATTCGTTGCTGGCTTGGTTTTGTGCATAGTCGTTGATGTTCTTCGCTGTACCGCTCGAGAGTAGCCCGCCACGCGCAGCAGCACTGTTCTGGAGCGCTTGTAGCCCTTGGCTGAGTCTAAACTGGTATCCAGGGTCGTTCTGCTCTGTAACGCCCGTTGGAGCGTTAAATTGCCCATAGCCCTGTGTAAGCTGTCCTCCAGGCTGGAGCAATGACGATAGATTTCCAATGGAGGATTGGCCGGCTTGAGCGTAAGGACTGAGTAGTCCGGTTTGCTGCCCTGCAATCTTGGTTTGATAGTCGGTGGAAAGGTTCTGATTCTGTCCCGCGACGTTTGCTGCTTGTGCGGCTGCGTTGGCTTGCTTGGCGGCTGCATCGCTGGCAGCGTGCGAACCTAAGATTCCACCTAAAAGTGATGCTCCTGCTCCTATAGCGGCAACGGGCACAGGACCTCCTCTTTAGAAATACCGAGTAAAGTCATGCCTTGCAGCCTGCCATCCTTCAAATAACTCTTGGGGTTATAGCCGAAGCGAGTCATGCCGCTACGCTCTGCAAACTTCAACGCAAGTTTATTGAATTCAGGCACTTCTGTGATCAACCTCTCGCATTGCAGGTTTGAAAACACCCATTGGATCAACTCTTTAGCTGCGATTGTGGCTTTTTCTCCGTAAGAGTGGGGCAAAAGACACGTATGCACCTTGTAGCATATTCCGTTTTCAGGCGATACAGCAAAAAGGCCCAGTATGTCTATATCCCGCCTAGCTAGCAGGTAATACATGGCATCATCCTTGATCGGCTGCCAGCAATCAGCGCATGGGCTAGAATCATCGCTTACTCTGGGGTAAACGCTTCTATCCGTCACAATGCGCTTAATCAGTACCCAATCTTTCGTGCGTTCAATCATAATCATGCTCTGTACCAAGCCTTATGCAACGTTCCGATTATCGGCGCCACAACGTAAGTGATCGTATTGCCTGCAATAGTGTAGTTAGTGGGCTGCACTTGCAGATTGAACTGACCAGCTCCACCGATATTCTCAAAAAGCTGAAGGGAATTAGCAGGGAAAGGAGCTTTCAGAAGCGTATAAACTGTGTTCACGCCATCCACGACGCCTACGGGAACCTCAGCATCCCCGTAAGTCAGATAACGAAGCCCATTTAAGGCTGTGGCGTCGTAGACCAGCGAGTTGGTGTCGGCGCCTGGAGCCAGCAGGGCTGTTACGCTGACGCCTTGCCCTACAAGGAGATTGCCTTTGACCCAAGAAGTCTGGCCCGTGCTGCCAGTTGCTGGTGTATAATCGCCGGCTTGGCCTGTAACCACTCCGATGCGCCCAAAAACACTCGTAACATTCGCGCCGGCTGGTATTTCCCAATCCACGCCATCAGGAGCGCTCGCCTTGGAAGTGAAAACCGCTCCATCTGGCCCTGCTGGCAACAAAGCTGTGGTATTTACGCCACTTCCGACCAGCACATTGCCCTTCTGCCATGAAGTCTGCCCTGTACCGCCTAGAGTTGGAGGATAGTCTCCGGCTTGTGGAACTACTGATCCAGTCCTGCCGGCGAAGGATTGCACCAGAGACTTTGCTATCCCAAGAAAGAAATTATTTAGCTGTAAAAACCATTGGATCCAAGGCCAACTCACACCAGAAGCAGCATTCTTATCAAGAATTGGTGTCTGCGTCGGGATTGGCGGGAATGGATTACCTGTCGCCACTGCCAGCCACCTCCAGATAACCCGCAATGATGCGCCAGGGGATAGGATCGCTCATGGAAATCTCGTAAACTCTGTCTCGAGCCCGACCTAGGCGACGAAGCATTACCCTCTTAGCGAATTCCCCTGAGAATCCGCAGCCAATTAGGTACTCATTTCCCCATGTATGGGCCGAGTCGTTGCTCCATCTGACGCCCACCTGCGGCTCGCGAAACACTGCCCCTCCAGGACTGGTAATCAGCAACCCTATGTCGTTGACGTAGAGCGTCCAGCGCTGAGTACCGGAGCTAGAAACCATTTGCAGGACAGTCGGATAAAGCGGATTAAATGCAACTGGGCTGGTAGTCAGAATCCCGATATTGCTGACATTCACCTGCCAGGAAGTAGTGCCGCTGACCGCATCCGTGAAAATCAATGTTCCTGCCGTGCCTGAAGCTCCTCCAGTGGTCGTCAGATTCCCTATATCGGAGACACCCATTGCCCATAAAGCGCCTGTACCATCATCCAAAATGAAGGTAGTAGGCGCCTCACTTCCAGGTAACGGAGGTACTGGACCTAAGCCAGTCTCAAGAAATAGCTGAATCTGATGATGCATCGAGTAGTGCTGCTCATCCGAGACATGAGCGCAACGCCTTACACGTCTTATCGGATTGCCATCATCGGTAGCGAAGTCCCATGTACCGTTATTCCACTTCGGAATCTCCATATCGTAGACTTTATTGCTGGACCAGTCGCCTATGAGGTGCTTGCCGAAGTTGAAGGTATGCACCTGTGAATGGTGAGGCTCAAAGAATCCATAAGTCACATTCCAAAAGCCCACTTCATGCCACATGCCCGTAGCTACGTCGTAACGCCAAGTCTTCCCTGCTGCCGGAAAGTAAAGCTGATAGAACGAATGGCCTTGCATCTGGAAGGCATAGCCGATGGCATCATCAATCCTGATGTAGCCTTGCATGGCGAATTCGATCGCGTGGTTTGAGACTCGACTAGGCGTGTAGCCAGTTGCTCGCCATACAACTCCACTTCCGCGATCATCAGAACCTAGCCAGAAGATTGTGTTATCTAGTCTTGCTGGTGACCACTTCGCCGCACAACCCTGCTCAATGAAGGCCGAAGGCACAGGAGCAAATGGGAAAATCTCCCCAGAGTTGTAGTAGACAATGGCCTTGGTAGCGCTCCAGAACCATATCTGGCGATGATCGACCAGCATCGAAACCAGATTGTCAGGGAATTCCGAGACTAGCGCCGCGCCGTTGCTGGTCCAATCCGTAGCGTCCAAAGCCACTGATACGTAGAAACGATTGGAATCAGCAATGAGCGCCAGAAAGAAGCCATCCGAATATCCTACCTGCGATACTGGCCCTGTGAAGTTGGAAGCGGGAATAGTGCTGAGCGTGTTCGTTCCAAGGTCAAACAGGTACATCGTGCCGGCTGAGGCGATAATCATCTGCTGAGCGCTGGAAGCAAAGGACACTAATTGGCTATCGTTTGAAACCGCGCCACGCGATGTGGCCGTCAGATTGGAGAAGATTTCAGAGAAATTCGTTTGGGCAACGCCAAATGTGCGTCCTTGAGCGCCCCCCACTTTGATCGTGAATAAGCCACGTACGCTCATGCTGGTTTAATCGAAAATGAAACATTAAGTGCAGCAGCTAGAAAACCGTCTGCTATTTTGGCCCATGTAGGGCTGTAAGTTCCTGGTGGAGCGGTATAGAGCGTTCCTAGCATTGGATCTAATGTAAAAAATGATACAATTCCAGCCATTCCAGAAGTTCCTCCCGTAAAGAAATGATAAATCGTTGAATCTGGATGCGGAGTTGTAAGAGCTTCATTGGAAGCAAAGAAACTAAAAACGAAACGAGGCGCTGGAGCAACGATTGGTGGAGCTGCAACACTTGGAGTAGCTACTATTGTGCTCGAAAGTTGGTCTAATGCTAAAATGTTGCGAACTAGCATAATCGAGCCTCCCATATCATTAGCGCCAGGAGTCAAATTAATTAAAAGTGTCGTTGCGGCTACTGAATTTTGGGCTATCGCATAAAAAACCTGAAAGAATCTGAACTCATTGGGAATGGCTAATGCACCTAAATCATAGTAGGCCGCTCCTAACTGAGTAAAATTACCTGCTAGCATCATAGGAGCGGTGATCGTGGTAATTGGATTATATGGCTGCCCTGGACCTACAGTTACGTTAAATAAAAGGAAAAGTATATCCCCTGGCTGAATGGGACCAGTGATAACTGGAACGTTTATTCTGGTACCTCCTACAATCGTACCGCCCGCTAAATCCCAATTGTATTCACCAGCACCAACAATCTCCGGCTGAAGCAATGTAGGTGGTGGTGACCCGCAACCGCCTTCCGCTGCATATACTGCGTTGATTACTGCTGCTACGACGCTGACACCGGCATTCCATTGCGGCGTGTATGTTCCCGCATCTCCAGCGTAGAAGCCGGAAACGGGGTCGTGATATACGGCGGCGCTTACAGATCCAGTGGTCAAGGTAAAGAAAGGACTCGCCGCGTGGATACTGTTAACTTCGGCGGGTGAAAAAAAACTGATAATGAAATTTTTACTTGCTGACCCCGTTACGGGTGGACCTGTTGGATTTGAACCTGTTTCCGTGTCTCCATTGACTACCTGGAACGCTCCGAGATTGACATATACGAACTGGCCAAAGGTTCCATGATTATGCGATGTACCGTTATAGGTTATCAGCAGGTTTACATTTCCAAAAAAATCTACTGGAGCAATCGCCGTGAAAAGTTGAAAGTTCGCAGTGTTTGAAGGATCTGGACTGCCACCCACTTGGAAAGTTTGCGTAGCTCCTAATTGGGACCAGATTGCACCATAAGTCTGATCGACAATCGAAATAATATCTATGTCAGTGACAGGAGTTCCGGTAGGAATCGTATATAACGCCAGGAACATCGTATCTCCGGTATGTACGGGCACAAGAGAACCTGCGACGGTAATTGTGGTAGAAAGCGTATCCTCCACCACTATTCCGGTTAGATGGCCTAGTGGCGTTGCGAAAGGAGTTGGACAAGGACCAGATGGAGGAGGAACGATTGGCGTTAGGTCTACAAACTCTTTAGTCCCTGGAGCGGGATAAAGAACGATTTGATTATTTCCTGCCCCTGATTCGATCTGCTCAGGGTAGAGGTTCATTGTTGTCTGGCAATCGGCATTAACTGATTGGCTGGTGTAGGAAGGCCCAATCAGCGGGAATTTGGGCATTAGTTCCTACCATAGCCATAACCTGCTGGCATGTCCGAGTAGAAGTTATAGTACCCGCCTCTGCCCTGTAGCGCCTGATCGCAGAAAGCCTCTATAAGAGGTACATTCAGGCTCTTGACTCGCGCAATCGATTCCACCGCCAAAGTCTGCGTAGCTGACACACTAATCTGCGAATACTCGCCTGGATATTCAGCAATTAAGCGCACTGCTAGGTTGTAGCGCAACGCTTCGTTGTACCCTGGAGGGAAAGTCACATCGGTGAACAGGTCTGGGAAGTTGCGAAGCTCCTGCCAGCTATAAATGCGTGTGTTAACTTGCCCAGTCGGTAAGCCCCAGTAAGTAAGGTTCCGCAGTGGATACTGTCCATCGTCATAGACCGCTGTCGGCAACGAAGTCTGGATATTCTTCACTGGCACGTTCTGCCAATCCCAATCCGTCAAGTAGGGAATTGGTAGCTCAAGAGGTTGCAGAGGATTTGACAGCCAGACAATGCTCACACGATCAATACGAACTGGTCTCTGGGTATTGAAATTGCCCCCAGGTCCCATCGTATACGTGCCTTGATTCGCTACCAGAGGGAATTCTTCGATCTGGATACTAAAGGCCATCAAACGTTCGGCAAGCCATGAGTCCAGCATGCCATTGAGCACCATCAGGCCATCAGAAGCCTCGGCAGGGCTCATTGTTTCACCGCTGCCTAGCGCACCAATCAGGCGCATGGAACTTGCTATGAGATCGTTTCCTGTGATGGCAGTTCCTTTTTGGGCCTACCACGCCGCTTAGGTATACGCATAGATTCAGGTACATCTATAGCGCCAACGAAATTGGTTTGAACGAAGGGCGGGTGATGTACCCACCCCTCTCCAAGCCGTTTCTCCTGCTCTGGGCTTGCTACTTCGATACTGCCGCCGCCCACTCGCGGGTAGAGCGTTTTTGGGTAACCGTCCATGAGTCCCTAAGTAAGAGTTACAGCAGTGTTGGAAACCGTCTGCCAAACACCGTTATAAGCTCGCAACCCAATGCCTGCACCACGAAACGCAGCAAATGTGGCTGTCGTTTTGAGTGCTGTGCCATTGGCCAGCAATGTGGTAGCTGTGAGTGTATGAGCGTTTGTTGTGTCGGACCAGATTTGAATGCTTAGATTGTCATCCAGGCCAACCGTGGGAGCCGCCAGCGTCATGGCATTCACGCCAGCCGTCTTGATAATGTAATTTCCAGAGACATGAGGATTTATTGCATCCGCGCTTCCCGTAAGCAGTGTGGGAAGGGCGTTGAATGCATCGCAATCTGCACCCTGTTGAATTAAATCGCCAGTGACTGCACCCTGACTCGTTACAGCTCTTGTCATTCTTTTCCTCCTTTAAGTGGACGGATTTCCCGCCGTCCACGGGAAGGAATTAGCTCAAAACTACCACACCCGCCGAGGCTCCGTTACTCAAAACTTCCCAAACTAGGTTGCAAGCCCGAAGCTTGAGGTAAGCGCCTCTGAATGCCGGAAAAGTGGCCAGACTCTTGAGAGCCGTGCCATTCGCCAGCAACGTGGTTGCCGTCAGAGTGTGAGCGTTCGTGGTGTCAGAAACAATCTCAATGATGTTTCCTTCAGCCGCAGCCGTTGGAGCCGCCAGCGTCATTGCGTCCACTCCCGCAGTCTTCACAACGTAGAAGCCTGGAACAGTGGCGTCAATGGCGTCGGCAGAACCGCTCAGCACGATACCAGGCTGAACGTGAGTGGTGCTGGTTTCCTTGAACGCTGCAAAGGTTTGGTATTGCTCAGTAACCAGCGGGAAATCTGCTGGCAACCCCGCCAGAACAATGGCGTTGTTGACGTGGGCAACCGATACTGAACCGCTGACACCACGTACCACGCTGACAACCTTGGAAGTGGTGTTCAGTCCGGTAACCAGCATGTATTCCTGATCCAGAAGCAGGATGGTGATACCAATCCCAGTCTGGAAGTTAGGGGAGGTAATCCCCGTGGTGGCTGCCACGATTACAGAAGTGTCATTTGCTCCAACTGCGGCGGTTACGGTTGTGGCTACTATGCTCATATTTTCTCCTTAGCTCGCAATCCGCACGGCAAGTTGTGGGTAAAGAGTCGCCCAACCGCCGAGAAGGTCAATACGTAGAGGTGCGCGATCCATGTTGATATCATACATGCGGATGCAGCGCATGGACATATTGAGCTGATCGTCTTTCTTGCGGTCGCCCATATCCAACCCGCCATACAGCGGCAAGTCGGCGCAGGCAAATGTGAATGCTTCTTCGCAGAAAGCCAAACCACGCCCTGAAGTAACTGCTGTGGTGCCCTGAACCGTCACAGCCGCATTGTCCTGTACGCCCAAAGTGGTAAGGGTGGCAGGAGTCAGCGAAGTGATGTTCTGGGTCGGGCCAGAAGCAATCACGCCATTGAAGTCTGGACCGCTGATAGGAATAGTAGCGTTTCCGCTGCCATCCGAAGTCACATCAGCAGTTACAACCCACTGAGCGAGCGAACCAGTGTTCTGGCGGCTCTGAGGATTTACAGCAAACAAGCCCTTCAAAGCTGCCGTGCCAAAGGTGATAATGTCGCCCTTGTTCAGCACCTTGATGCTGTTTGACCAACCGTCAGTGATGATGCTGGAACCAGTCTGTGCTACCGCAGCGTTGGCTAAAGGAGTGCCGCCTTGCGTGCCAGTCGTAAATACTGGCGTGTTCTGGTCCATGTACCAGTCAAATCCTAGAGTGTCCTTCGACATCCGGCCCTTGCGGTACTGAGCGCTGATAGTCACCTGTGGATTGAACAAACCCGTCAATGCCGGCACGATTGTTGCCTGCATCGCTGGATTGATGACCAAATCCCGAATGTCCAGTGGCGCTGCGTTTTCATCCAGTTTCTGACCAGCCGCCAGGTAGGTATTTGAGGTATTGGGAATGGTTCCAGGGGTGCCGACTTCGTTGTTGACGTTCAGGAATTGCTGCATTCCATCAAAGTCGATCTGGTTCGCCATTGATATCATGGCCGGACGGATGAAGCGCTTCGAGAAATCGTCAATATCCAGAGCCAACTGCGAGGAAGTCACTGCGAAAGAACGCTGGTACTGAGTCGTGAGCACCAAAGGTACAGACGTTTCAGTCAAATCCTGCAATTGAAGCCCTTGCCCTTGAGTGTTCGTAAATCTTACTGGCTTGCGGATATTCAGTACGGATCCAATCTTTGCGCCGGATTTGGCAAATTGATCGTCATACTGCCTGTCAACTCCCCGCGTGAAACTAAGGTTGTTTTCCAGTACCATCAGCCCTTCGCGGGTAATCATGCCGATGGTAAGAAGTGTATTAGCCAAGCTGTCCTCCTATCGATTGAATTTAGAAACGGTTACGCTTCACCGTTTCCGATTCGGTAGGAGTTTCAGAGCGTAAGCACGCCCTACGGAAAGTTTGCCTGTGTCTTATTCAGGCTGTTTTGTGGCTTTCACGCCACACAGACAGTACTGTGAATACTACGATAAATTACCGATTGCAATAGAAATTATTAGCCACGTTCTCCAGCGGCACGCCTTTTCTTATACTCTGCCATATCCACCTGATCGAGTGGTGTGCTGTTCTTCGTCGCTCCACCGCTAACTGGCTTGATTGGTGCCGGCGCCTTGCTCACCAGTTTCGGCTTGGCAGGTTCTTTCTCTGCCTTTGGTGCCAGCTTGTCCGATAGTCTTGCCACTGCTTTGACTACCTGTGCTGGCGTCATTTCCCCTAGTTTGGCAAACTCCTCGGCATTCTGACCCAAGTGGTACAGAATCTCTGGTCCATTATCGTCTTCAATCACTGCGATACGGAAAGCTTCAGCCGCTGCACGCTCAATAGGCGATGGATTGGTCATGGCCCACGGCGTAGGCACGTCCACAACTTCGTCGAAATCCTCGTACTTCTCTTTGGCTGCTTCCATCCGGCCTTGATGGCCTTCCCAAGTCTCTTTTGCCTGTTCTTCTAGCGTTTCACGCTCTGCAGCTTCAGCTTGCTCTTTCAGTTCCTGCCGAACTTCCCAGCGTACATGGTCCTTCAAGTACTTCGTAAAGTCGGTGTAATCAGCTTCTTGCGGCTCATCTGTCGCTGATTTGGCTGGCTTTTCTTCTTTGACGGTGGACTTGGACTCCAGTTCCTTGACTCGGCGCTCTAGTTCCGCTGCCCGTTCTTCGGCCTTGGACTTGTCCTTTGTCAGCTTCTCGATACGCTTCTGAAAACCACCACCCTTAGCCTTTGGCTTAGGCTCAACTTCGGTTTCTTCTTCCTGCTCAACTTCTTCCGGCTCTTTCTCAGCAGGTTCTTCAATAGGTGGCTCTTTCTCGATTACGCTTTTGCCCTCGAGGCGAGCCTTCTTGTAGTCGGCTGAACTGACTTCCTCTAGCGGCACTTCTTGCGTCACTACTTCATTGTCCATTCGTTGCTCCTTGTTGTGCGGCCATGTTCATATCGTGGGACTGGTCTGCTTGCTGGCTCTGTTGCGCGTTCGCTGCTGCCTGCTGAGCCAGTTCCTTCTGGTGCGCTTGCTGATCGTTCTGCATCGCTAGTTCGTGGGCATCGCTATGCAACAAGTCGTATTGGGCTATTTCAGACTCCGCAAAGGTTTGCTGCAAGTCCTTGGAAGCGTTAATCTGGGCAACTGCCAATTTCGTAGCTTCCTGCATCTTGACGATGGCCTGTTTTGACTGCTCCTGCATCTGGGCAATCTGTGTTTTGCCTTGCTGCTCGACTTGCTTCGTCTGGATAACTTCCTTGGCCTCGTTGAGTGCCTTTGTCAGCAAATCATGCTGCTGCATGGCTTGGTCAAGCGTGGACTTCATGCGTTGAAGCTGTACTTGTGGATCGCCTTCATCACCACCTAGGATTTGTGGAGGAATCATGCGCTTGAGACGCTCTGCAAACTCCTTGGCCTGTGGGATATCCATGTTACCGACCACGATATCGAGCGTGTTCGCTGCCATTTGCGGAGGCATTACTTTCAGTAGTTCTAGTTGCGTGGCTACCGACTCTTGCCGCTTGGTTTGGTAGCTTGGCCCGACGTTCACCGTCACATCATAGCTGCCCAGCCCAATGTCATAGATTTTCTTGATGGCGTCTGTGGTCAATTCTTGCGCTGCATCGGCCTGGTCCTCGCCATTGTGAATCACTACCTGCTGGACGCTGGCATCCGGCTTGATAATCCGCATCACTCGCGGAGTATCGTAAACCTTGGGAATCCATTCAAGCAATACCTTGCCAAATCGGCGCATGGTACGTGCTACGTTATCGGAATAATTAAGAGTGGCGAGTGAACCCTGCTGCTGAAGCTTCTCGATCGCCTTGCCTGATTCATCGCCCTTGCGCTGGCCTAGGGAAGGATCATAAATCCCCAATGAAGCCTTCAAGTCGAGACTTGCTTGCCCGATAAGCTGAGCAAAACCTGCAATGGGAGGTTCTACCGAGTTGCGCTGCGGCACCGGAGCAGGCTTTCCCGCTACGTCTACTGCCTTGTACGTCAAAGTCTGGAAGTTGCGAACGTTGGACGATTCCCATAGCTTTTCATACCCTTGAAGTTGCCCTTCTACGACAATCCACGGCGCTTTCGGAGCCAGTGCACAGGCTTCCGTAGCCGCTGAAATCATGTAGTTGTACTGCCTCTGGGCATCCTTGCCATTGCGTACTAGTCCGGCTAGATACCGCTTGCCGTCCACTTCTATGTCATCGCCCGTTGCGGTAAAGATGGGGATAGAAGTCCCTGGTAACTCTTGGCCAGACTCGCCGCCTTCGAGCACCTGAAAACAGTTGATCTTGCGCCAAACTACGCGCTTCTTAGCTGGCTTCTTGTCCTTGCTCTTTTCTTCGATGACTTCAAAATACTCTGCCACTCGTACATATTCTTCGTTCTGCCAGCCTGGAGGTACATCACCCTGCGAACACAAGTCGCTCAAACTTCCATAAGTCTCTGGATTCTCATCTTTGTAAGTCGTTAGCGGCACATCCATCGTAATGAATGCCCATTTAGCCTTGTCCTGCGTGACTCCAGGCTGCCAATAGACACTGAATTGATTGGGAATCTTCTCAATGTAAATCTCTTGGTTGCCATCCTCATCGGCGTAGTCACTCAGAATGCGCCATGATCCAAAACCAGTCCTCACTACACACTCATGCGCCCAGTCATAGGCTTGCTCGGCGTCAGATTGCACTTCGATATGCCGGATGATGCCTTGCAGGATCTCCGCTGTATCTACATCCGAATCACTGCCTACTGGATTCACGTTCAAACTAGGACGGGATTGGCGGTACTCATTGCAAACGATGCGAATGGATTGCTGCATCTGATCCATTGTCAGACAAGGCCGGCCATCGATCATGCGCTGATTTCTGATCGTCAGCGGCCATTGCTCGCCTACGCTGAATTTCAGGTCATCGAGCGATTCCGCACGGTTCATGGACTCAGCTTCAGCTACCAGCTTGAAGCGCTCGAGCGCCAGTTCGATAGTCTTAGAAGGAGTGTAAGTTTCAGCCATTGATTACGCCGAATATATCGGCTTCCTGAACCAAATGCAGCGTTTCCTCATAGCGAAAGTCCACATGCTGGAAGTCAGTTCCTAAGTCGTTCCATTTCGAGTGGAAGTACACCAAATCCCCAGCTTTTACCGTGTCCACTTTTGGCCCGACAGCCAGAACCTTGCCCTTGATGCTCTTGTCTTTGGCTATCTCAGGCGCCACAATAAGCCCTTTTTGCGGTTCTTCCAGTCTCTTGATGAGTACACGGTCATTGCGAGGTTGAATCAAAACTTCCCTCCCAATGCAAACTGTAGCGCTTCCTTCCAAGTTCTAAATAGGTAAGGAATAGGCAAGTGAATGAACGGAGGCACTACTATCCAGTCATTATTGCTGGCTTTGAATATCTTGTACTTTGTGCAGCGGCTCAACTGGTTACCGCTTTCTTGAAGTACGTATAAGGCCACCAAGTAGCACCAGCCAGCACATCAGCCGTCGCCGCGTCCCATGTACCCCCCGAATTCTGAAGTTGGTACACCACCTGTGAGGCAGTCTGAAACGGTGGAATCTTGAGAGCCACTGTAGTGCTCCCATCCTGCATAGTCACTGTTACTGTTACCGGCGCTGCCATCGTTCCTCCTAGCTAGTTGCTATTTTCTGCCAATCTCGATAAGGCCACCACGTTGCCGAAGTTGCTGGGTCTGGAGCTGCACTCCATACACCACCTCCCCGCCTTAAAGCCTGCACAAACTGTGTGGCAGTGTACCCATTGGGAATGGATAATGTCACAGTTGAAGAATCTAGCATAGTGATTGTTACAGTTCCTGGCGGTCCTGTAGGAATTAGGCTTGCCGTGAAGTTTACACCTGAAATATTCACATTCGTAATGGTTTGCGCCGAATTGGTAGGACTGAAGGTGAAACCTGCTTTAGATGGCGTAATAGTGTAGGAACCAGGACCTAGCGATGGAATAGTGTAGTTGCCGCTACCATCTGCCGAGACGCTGCCAGAAGCCGTACCTGTATAGCTTACCGTGGCACTGGCCGTACCTGCGCTTCCGCTAATGGTAAATATGTTAGTGAAAATCCCCAGCCCGACTGTTGCCTTGATCGTTGCACTATTCTCACTGTGGGTGAAAGTGGCTGTGACGCTGCCTCCAGCGGAAGAAAGTAAATCCTCAAGGCAACACTCAGCCGCGCCAGTATTTGAAGATGTTGCTCTTTTGTTGTATCCAGCGCCTGCTGTAAAGCTACTTGCTGCTACCACCGCTCCGCAAGTCGCAAATCCTAATTGCAAATCTCCAGCCACCGCCGTAGCCGCATTGCTCACCAGGGCTGTTTCGTTGGTTACCGCTACGGCGCTCGAAGCTCGTAACGCCACTGGGCCGCTATGTTCTGCAACGTTAAAAGAAATACCAGCCACCGAAGCGCTAAAGTTAAGCGAAACCGTGCAAGCGCCAGTAGACGTAGCAAACGCATAAGCCCATCCACCCCTGACAGGAGTGCCACCATCGGAAGCGTCATAGACAATCGTCCAGTTTCCAGTGGTACGGGTGCTGGTGATGGTGCTTAGCGTTCCTCCTGCTGGGTTGTAGCGCCAGTTGCAGGTCAGCAAGTTTCCGCTGGTTACGTTGGAGACATAAGCCAGAGTGCCCGTGGCGCTGGTTTGGTTGGTAGTGGTTCCGGTTGCTTGTACAAATGCGTTGGCCACAAGTCCTCCTGTGAGCAGGGTCAGGGTACTGAACGTGGGATGATAGAATGTAGCATTTTGGAAATCTCCACTGTAGACAACTTTCAGCGGAATAGATTGCGTAAGAACATTTGAAGAAGCCGAGCGATGCAGGACCGTATGACCGTAATATCCGGTAGGGTTATTGGTCAGAGACCCTACCTGCGTCCAAGGGCCAGCCGGCGTATCTCCGGCCATTACCAACCAGATGGTGTTTGACGTGGTTGCAGGAGCTGGACGGTAACCGCTGAACAGAAGATAAGTATTGATTGCTGGAATGAAACAAATGTCTTGCCAGCCCACCTTGCCTACGTTGGTGTAAATTTTGGTTAAACTGCTAGGAGTGTTCGACCAGTTGGAATCGTTGACGAAATCCGCTGGTAGCGGTGAAGTCGGCCCAATCCAGAATTGCTCCGCTGTGCGATTCAATGCGAATAACTGGATACGTGGAATGCGCCCTAAGTAGATATAATCAGCAGAATCATTTGTCTGCTCAATGATCGTGAAATAACAATAGGCATTGCCGCCGTCGATTCCGTTTCCAGCCGTGTTGTAGCCAAGCGTTCCGTCGTCAGCCGCATAACGAACTGGCGTAACCCATCCCCAGTTAGAGTTTGCCCCAAAAAAGAATGGCGCTACCGAATTGTTGCCGCTGTTTGGATAGGCTGGAAGTCCATTAGCATCAAATGTCGTTGGTGCAGTGAAATTGCTCCAGCTAACCCCATGATCATCGCTACGTATCACGTTCCCATAGAACTGTTGGCGTGTACTAGGAGCACTTGCCTGATGGCGCCCAGTAAACATAAACAGACTGCCAGCCATGCCAAACAGACCGTTTTCCTTGTTGGAAAGGGCTATCCCTCCAGGTCCATCTGTTCCATTGTTTACAGCGAATAGACCGTAGTTGCTGAGAGCGTTTATCTGCGTTATGGCTAGCGTGCTCTCATTGGTAATTGAATCCAACTGCTGATTTGAGCCAGAACCGCCTGGAGGTGTTTTGGCATCATCACGGCACATGTACGTGATGTTGTCGTTCGAGAGGAAATTGTAGGTAATATCCCCATCTGGCGTGGTGGCAGTAGCCGAGCCAAATGATACTGATGTGACCGGAATGCGCGTTGGCGCGGCGTTAGTAGTGACATTCTGTGGAGAAGAACTAGTACCTCCGCTGGTTACGAAGCAGGAATAGATGGTATTTGGCGAGAGTCCAGTAACGATAGCTTGGTGAGAAGTGGAGCTTACTGCCACGGTATTGTCAATTGCCGCTTTACCACCAGCCGATAGGTTTGAGTCAGAGGCTATGTTGGTAGTCCATGTAGCCACAATCGTTGAGTCAGTGACTGTATATGTAGGCCCAACTGTGATCGTTGGAGCTCCACCTATGATAAAGGCTATGGCTACGGCACAATTCGTATTTGATCCGCTGGAAAATGAGCCAGAATTGGCATAAGTTCCTGCAACGGAACTCAAGGAGTCGAGCAAACTTGCCCTGACTCCGATCCCTGCATCCGCTAACTCTGACCTGACAGCTAGAGGAGCAGTGGGAGTCAAAGTAGCTAAGCTGGTTGTGACGTTATAGACAAATCCAAGAATCAGATCGGTGGCTGAAGTAACTATATTTCCGCTGCTGTAAGTTGTCCCTGTGATCTCTCCGGAATCTACTTGAATTGTGCCATCCTGCGCGTTTATACCGGCGTACTCGAAGACTCCCAAAATGACGGTAACTGCATTTGCACAGTTGAAGGTAACTGACGTTACGCCAGCTACAGAATTGATCATATATCCAACAAGCAGAAAACCGTGGCCACCGAACGGAATTGCCCATGTTTGCGCAGCACTATCTGCAAACGATATAGCTCCAGTACCGCCATTCGTGTAGGCACAAGCTATAAGCGTAGAACCGGCCTGGGAAGCAGTAATGGTAGTGGTTATCGAAGTGACAGAACTTTGCCTACTGAAGACTTGCTGGATGGCAGTGGCTGGCATTTAGTGATGCCAGCTTCTTGCATTGATTGCAAATGTCGCCCGTTTACGCTCTGCCGGCGAATCGCTGTGCTTGGCACTCATCAGCTTGGACAGCGGGATCTTCTTGCCCTTCTTTACGCCTAGGTTCTTGTGCAATAGGCCGCGTCTGCTGGGCTTGATCTTGATCATTTGCTCATCAGCGCTTTCAGGCCCATTTTGCGTCCCTTGGGCTTGTATTCACTCTTACCTTTAGCCGCTGCACGCTTCTCACTGAGCATGATGGCAATAGCCTGCTTGGGATTGCTGACTTTTGGCCCTTTCTTCGAGCCACTGTGCAGATTGCCAGACTTGAACTTGTGCATGACTTCAGTGTATGGCATCTAACGCTCCTGCTTCCCGAGCTTCCTTGACTGAATGAAACCGCTGGCCACCAACGTGAATGAAACGGTTATCAAACTCTTTGCAGGTACACTTGTCCACAATGCACGGCCCAGCCGCATGGTACATCTTGGCATGGCCACAGTTGCTGCATTGGGCTACGTTATTCATTACTTGGGCTTCGGAACAACAGGCGGCTTGGTATCTGGAGGCTTAATATCTGGAGGTTTGGTCACTGGCGGCTTGGGAAGGTCTGGCTTGACTGGCGGCGGGGCTGATTCCACAAACTTGCCATCCACTGATACTGTGTACTCATTGCCTTCCACGAACATCAAATCCTTCGTCGACAGCACAATCTGCTCGCCTTTTTCGTCAACCAGCGTAGCCACATGCATACTGCCCGGACTCTGCTCGTCGCTTACACACTTCGCTTTCAATGAATAGCCCATATTCTTCTCCTTAGCTCATCCATGAATTGTCCTGTTCGCCTGGATAGTACATCGGCGGTGGATCATCTTTCCGCTTCGGCATCACATTTATGGCAAACGTCATCGCCAACATATCCCCTAAGTCTGGCGATGACAAGCCTCTTTTCTTCATATCTTCCTTTTTCTCTAACTGGAGCTGCCCTTTTGGGCCGAATCCGTACTCAATGCCAGTGAGGTCTGAGTCGAGTTCTGGGTCGTCGGGGATTTCTGCACCAGCCTGGAGCCAAGCACGTAAGCTGCCCCACACTTCAGCACGGCGGTTAAAATAGGCTGCTCCATCATTTGCGGATTGGCCTCCATGAAACTCAAAAAGTCTCGTACTGAAACCACGGTGCTTAATGTGGTCAACAACTCCTGCCCCAATCCCGTCTCCATCAATGATCGTGGCATCCGGCTGCTCGCTTTCTATGAATCGTATTGTTTCTTCCGCTACCCATACCGTATCCTTGCCTCTGTACTTGCCTAGAATGGCTGACTTGCGGCCCTGACGATAGCCGATTACCGTTTGATCGTCTCCGAATCGCGCAACGTCCACCGAAAGGATTTTGGGCAGAGCTTCGTAGCCTTCAGCGCGATATTTGCGACAGGCTGCCACAATGTCCGAGGGGATAAACTGAGAGGAACCAGCACGCGGGAATTCACCCCGCACGCGAACTCTAACGAAGTCCGAATCCTCGCCATAATCAGCTATCCATTGCTCAATCTGTGTCTTATTGGTGCCTTCTACTGTCCTGCTATCGATCTGGAAAGTCTTCCAGCGATGCTTAAAACGCCCAAAACACTCCCTGAATCGCCCTGTGTTCTTGGTCGGGTTGCCAAATGCCAGCCAAATAATCTCCGTATTTTCATCCGTTAAGGCGCCTTCGGCTACTTCCCAAACCTTGTCATCTATCGCACTAGCTTCGTCAAATATCAATAGAATTCGCTTGCCCATGTTATGCAAGCCCTGGAAAGCTTCTGTGTTTTCAGCGCTCCAAGTGATGAAATCAGCTCGCCATAGGTCTGGCGCCTCTTTTACTCGAATGCTCTTGGCCATTACATCAAACCAGCCCATGTTGATAGCCAGATTGAACCATTTACTGACCTCTGGGACTGTCTTAGTCTCGAGCTGTGAGCCTGTGCCGGCTGTAGCTAGTACCTTGGAGTGTTCACAGGTGGATAGAGCCCAGCCGATAGCAAAGCCCATAAAGGCCGATTTGCCGATTCCATGACCGGAGGAGATTGCTACTTTGAGAGGCTGATAGCGTGTGGCTGGATCTTTTAGGTGAGAGCCGATGATCTGTAGTACTTCAGATTGCCATGCCTTAGGGCCGTTGTGCGCTTCTAACGATCCTTCTTGCCAAGGATAGGCATACTTCACGAACTTTAGCGGGTTATGGGTGAAACCAGCTATGTCCTCGGCTAGTTCCTGTTCAGGATTCATCTGCCTTCTTGCGGCGCTTGGCGATGGTCTCTGCCAGTGTGATGTTGATCTCTCCAGTGACGTTGATGTTGTCCTGCACTCTGCCTTCTAGCCTGTCTGCTGCTTCCTTGAGCAAGAGGATGCCGGCCATGCGCCCTGATTTCAGCGTAAGTGCCATAGAATCTTTGATTTCCGATGCATCAGTTTTGCTATCGAAGATTTCTTCTAGCATCTTGGTGATGGGAGTTTTCTTGCGTTTGCCGCCTGGATTGCCTGAGACGCCTTTGGGCCAGCGTTTGCCGATGTATGGGCTGTGGCCGCCCCTAAGAGTACGTTTGCTCTGAGACGTTTCAGCTGCTTGGGCTTTACTGATAGGGTCCATGCTGGGGATATCCTAATCTTTTGTTTCTGGCTTTTCAATAGTTTCGCCACTTAAAGCGTTGTGAAGCAGGCGATGTTCCTCAATTGTCAATGGCTGATTGGCTTGGAACTTGCGTGCAAGCTCTTTCATGGCTGGTTCTAGTTTGAGTTTGATGGGCAGGATGGGACTCATAGGGGTGCGGCTGATTCGGCTATGGTGCGCTTCTGGGCCAGGGGGTTGATATGGCTTAGGTAAGCAGCACTCATATGTTGTGCTGGAGGCATCATTGCCCCGTGCGCTGCTCCCAGCCGCTGGAGACAGTTCTTCCCATAGCTGAAATTATTGCCTTTCATGGATCTCATCGAGCTTCTTCATTAGCCGGATCATCAGCTCGTCTCGCACTATCTGCTTGTAACTCTGCTCTACCCAGGGATAGCGCAGGGAATCGAACAGAACCTCGTCAGGAACATTTTCAGCCAGTTCCACTTTGGGATCGAACAGCGCCATCTAGCGCCAGCCCCATTGAGCGTACAACGACTTGAGCCAGTCATCGCACCGATATTCCCTGAGTCTGGTTATGATTAGATAGTTCCTTAGCCAGGTTTTCATTGCTTTGCCTTCCTTCGCTTGTTCATCTTGTCAATCGCCAAACAGCCTTCGCAGGACACATAACCTGATTTAGCTGGATTCGTGGAACAACGCAAGCAGATACCATGCTTTCTTAGGTTTATGCGCCTTTCCTTGGCATATTCACGATTGTAAGAAGTACTATTACTTGCCATAGCGAGAGTATTGCACTTTCGAGAATTCTTGTCAACTGAAAAATAGTTGTAAATAGTTCTTGACAAGATTTATAGGTTTTGAGACTATTGGCACATCGGAGGAACACCAAATGAACTTCCTACTAATCGTCAGCCCGAAAGAATCTTGGCAGAGGATTTATATTGTGCGCGATGCGCCTAGTAGCTGGGAAGCCGAGCAAATGATGTGGACTGAAAAAGGCTACAACAGCGGCGAACCTGTCCACATTTATCCTTGCGGCGATGTAACAGTTGCTTCTGCCGCAGCCAAAGAAGTATTTACCTATAACGCAGCCAAAGTGGAAGCAAGCCGTGAAACCGTTCGTTACAACGATTAACTGGATTCGCAGGATTCCAGTTGGATGCAACATACTCGCTAGGTCGATTCCGGAAGTCGATCTGATAGTAACGGAGCAGTTGCATCCAACTGGGATTCTATGAATAGGGAGGAACCAATGAACAACCTTTCTGATGCCCTGCGCGAACAAGGCGTGTACTTTGGCAACGTGGATTATCTCGAAACTGCCATGCATGGGCTGGACTTGCAGCAAAAACACTTCGTGGAATCGATCATTATCGGCTGCATCGCTGCGCGTACCCCCAACGGTACATGGCACCGCGTTGTAGACCTGGCCGTAAAAGAAGTACGAGGTGACGCATGAGCTACGAAGAAGCACGCGAAGACATGGCGTACAGGTACGGAAGTGCTGTGGACTACGAAGTTGAAGAAGAAAACGAGGAGGAATACGAAAATGAGTGAAAACACGATCCTGGTCTGTTTGGCGGGGTATGCGTTTCTGGTAGTGCTCTTTATCGCGGAAGGGCTGTATAACGCGTCTGGCTGGCTCTGGAAGCGCTGGAAGGGCATCCTGGGGATAGGCATGGTGCTGTTTCTGGCTGGCTCTGCTCGCGCCGATATGCTCACCGAGAAACAGATTGCCCAAGAAATAAAACAGCAGTCTGCTTTGTCCTTGCACCAAAACGTTGCTTACTTCTGGGCTGATAATCTGCTTGCTGCCCAAAATCCATCTGTCTGCGATTATTGCTCCTTTGAGCCTGATTCTCTGCAACTATCTATCAATGCTGTACTTAAAGCCATTGGCATAGAGCAATCCGTGGGCTTTACGTTCTGCAACCTGACGAACTGCATTCTGCCCAATAACCAGAGCATGATTGCCGTGGACGACAGAGTAATTACAGGCATCTCGCCGGCATTCATTAACTTTGGCGAGGTTACTGTGTCTACGCCAGAGCCCATGACGATTGTATTGCTTTTATGCGGTTTGCTCTATTTCTTCGCCATTTCTCGCAAAACGAGGCTGCAATGAAGCAGCTATGGTTTCGGCTTGTCATCTGGCTAGCTAGGAATGAAATACGCTACCTAGAAGCTAGGTGCTACCACGTTGAGAAAGAATACGAGTGTTTGCTCATCAAACTCAATGAAACCATTGCAGAACGAGATGGATACAAAGCCTCTTGGGGCCGCGTTATTGAACTCAAATTGGATATGTTAAAGGGCCAGCCATGAAAATGCTCTTTGCCCTGTGTCTGCCTAAAAGGAGCCGTCGCCCATGAAACTGCTTTACCCGCTTTTACTGCTGGCGTTTTCAGCGCTGTACGTGGCTCAAAACTATGAGAATCAGCGCACCATTAACCGATTGACCAAAGAAAATAAAGAATGGGACGTTGAGTTCCAAAAGTTGAATGAAGCGTTCAAAAGCCTTTCCCAAACGTTCAATAAAGAGCACACCAACGCTGAGATTTGCTTGGCAGGTTGGAATAAAACCACTGCCGCATTGGAGCGCCAAACCAAGGAAATGAACAGTTTTGTTGCAAGCGTGGAAGGCCACATAAAAAGGGAAAGCCAATGAAAGCCGATCCTGACGTAATCGCAGTGGGGCGCAATGATCGTGCTACTTGACACCAGTGAGGATTTGACTGTGGCGCAGGGCGAGCTTGGCTGTGAGGTTGAACAGTTGCTTACGCCACTAACTCGCTTCACGCGGCAGCATCCAGAAGCACACTTCGCCATTGATAACGGAGCTTTCGCTGGATTTGAGCGCGATAACTTCCTTTCCCTGTTGAAGCGCGAATGGCCAAATCGGGGGCTATGTCGATTCGTTGCAGTGCCAGATGTGGTGGCCAGCGCTCGACGCACATTGGAGGTATTCGATCATTGGAGCACTAAGTTGTTGGGTGGCTGGCCGTTAGCATTGGTAGCCCAGGACGGTCAAGAGAACTTGCCAATCCCTTGGAATCAAATAGAAGCAATCTTCATCGGAGGAAGCACCAAGTTCAAACTGAGCACTTCAGCGGCAGATATATGCCGAGCGGGAAAAGCTATCGGGAAATGGGTACATGCTGGGCGCGTCAACGTACCAGCTCGCTTCGAGTACTTCGAGAGCCTAGGCGTGGACTCAATAGATGGCACCGGATTGTCGCGCTATTCGCATATGAGGGAACGAATCTACCGCGAAGTGATGCAGCCCAATTTACTGACAGGAACAGCCTCTCATGCCGTATAAGGACGCCGACAAGCAACGCGCAGCAGTTCGTAGAAGTCACCGTAAGTGGCGAGCGCAGCACCGGAAGTTGGGACTGTGTTTGCAATGTCCCGCCAAAGCAGAAACAGGGCGAAAGAGTTGCCGTTGGCATTTGGATGATGGGCGATTTCAAGCGCGAAAGAGGTCACACAATGAGAGCAGATAGCGACGTAATCGCAGTGATTGATTCCATTCTAGCCGAGGCCGGAGACGAGCGAGCGCCGCTGAGTATACGCTCCAATATCAGCTATCCCGATATTCCATCGCATATCGTGCAGGGTTGGGTGGACAGGTTGAGGGGGATACGGGCAGCGTTGGAGGCGAAGGAATGAGCAAAGTCCCTACGATGGAAATTATCAAAATGCTTGCGGTTCTTGTTGGGCTTGTGGTGTGCTTCCTGATTGAAAGAGCACTGCCATGAGCACTGACGAGCGCAAGGAAGGGCAGCACATGAGCGGTCTGATAGACGAGATTGAAGACGAGCACTGCGCTTGTGGCGCGGGAACTGACCATAGAAACCAAGATACATGGGAATACTGCGGACTTCACGCTAGGCTGGACAGACTTCGCGCTACGCTGGCGCAACCACAGCCGCGTGGGAGTGAGGCACTGGCTAACGCTGTCCTGCGCTTGGCTAAGTCTATGAACCAGTCGAACATTTGGGCGAATCGCAATGAAATCATGGAGCTATGCGAAGGGGCCGCAGCAACCGCAGAGCGCACGAACTTAGCGACGGAAAGCCCGGTAACTGAAACCGTTGCTATTGGGGCTGGTGACAGTCACGCGGGCAGCCAGCTCCACCAAACCGCAGAGCGCACGCCGGATGACGAATGGCCGCCTTGCTGCCAAGAAGCGCATGACATCGGCTTGCAGATGGGCAGACTTGAAGCGAAACACGATGCCGACCACCAGCCAGCGCCACCGCAACCAGAAGCCCCTGAGAAGGAAAAGCCA